GTTTCATCCGATGACTGATTTTGACTGGCGATCAAGAGCGAATCTGATGATCGAAGAACTACAAGATCACGGCTTTGTACCTGCGATCAAATTGCCTACATTTAAAAACGGCTGGGACACAAACAGCGCATTCATAAAAAAATAAAAACAAGAACAATGACAACAACAGAGAAAAAACAAACGCTTGATCAACTGCTCAGATCACACGACTGGCACTATCAACGCACAGAAGACTCAAGAGTCTACAAGAGAGGATCAGAACAACGCGCTCGGATCATGAGTCTCGTTCAAGAACTCAAAACAGATGGCGACTATCTGTTCACGAAGTATCACAGACGAGAGTTTCCAGATTTGTACTGATCATGATTTTGCGAGGCTCAAAAGAATGGAACTTCTTCATTGAACTTGTTGACAGCAATGTCGACGCATCTGAAGCACTACGAATGACGAGAGAGAAGTTTCCTCGTTCATTAGTAGATCAAATGAACAAAGACTTGAGAAAAAATGGTATCGAGAGAGACTGAGCAGATCATCGACACAATCAGAGACGGCATCGTTTCTTGGCTCGACTGCTTCAAAGACATAAACAACGACGAACGACTCAGAGCAACAGAACAGATCTTGACGTGGTTCGACAATCAAAACTTCAAACAGAATGAGTGATCAAATAGACATGTTCCCAACGTTTGAGAACGAATGGGAAAAAGAATGGCATGACATGCCAGAGTTCTTGCAACAGAACACAGAACCAGTTCAACAGATCATCGTGTCATTTCAGACGTATCATCACGTCAAGATGTTCGCACAGATGATCGATCAGAATCTGACACCGAATACAAAGAGCGTGTGGTTCCCTAAGAAAGAAACACTTGCGCCAAAGTATTTTCTGTACGTTGATGAAGATGAAGAAAACACGCTTTTCATATGAAACAGACAAAATATCCGATCTACATCATAAGCAAAGGCCGTCACGAATCTCGACTCACAGCGAAAGCACTCGAAGATATCGGCATCAACTATCGTATTGTGATCGAAGCACAAGAGTTCGACGACTATGCTTCAGTGATTGATCGATCGAAGATCTTAGTGCTTCCGTTCAGTAACTTAGGGCAAGGCTCAATACCAGCACGAAACTGGGTTTGGGAACACAGCATTTCAGAAGGACACAAACGACACTGGATTCTTGACGACAACATCTCTGGCTTTGGTCGTCTCAACAACAACAGAAAGATCAAGATCAAAACATCAGCGACGTTCAGAGCAGTTGAAGAGTTCACTGATAGATACAAGAACGTCAAGATGAGCGGAATGAATTATCGCTTCTTTGTACCAGAAGGATCAACGAGAAAGCCGTACATGATGAACACGCGCATCTACTCTTGCATTTTACTGAGCAACGACATCGATCATCGTTGGCGCGGCAAGTACAATGAAGACACTGATCTCTCATTGCGTATCTTGAAAGACGATCACTGCACACTGCTCTTCAACGCGTTCTTCTGTGATAAGATAGGAACGCTCAAGATGAAAGGCGGAAACACAGAAGAAGTCTACGCTGACAGCAACAACAGACGTGACTTCGCTGAGAGTTTAAAAGAGCAACATCCAGATCTCGTGAAAGTCGTCTGGCGATACGAACGCTGGCATCACGAAGTCAACTATTCAGTATTTAAACAGAAACTTGAGCGCGTTGACAACTACGATCAGATCGTGAAGAAGCGCGTCAACAATTACAACATGAAACTTCTAAAACTTAAAAAATGAAAATACTTGAAGTAGAGCAAAGATCAAAAGAATGGTTCGAAGCACGACTCGGTGTCATTACTGGCTCACGCGCAAAGAACATCTTCAAATCAAACAATCTCTCATTCATTGACGAACTGATCGCTGAGAGAATGACGAGAATCATTGAAGAGACGTATACGTCAAAGTTCATGGAGCATGGTATATTGTTTGAGCCAGAAGCGTTGAAGACATACAACGAACGCACGAACAGCAATGCACAAGAAGTCGGCTATTGTATGCACGACAAATATGATTGGCTCGCCGTCTCACCAGATGCATTGATCTTTGAAAACGACATCGCTCTCGGTGCAGTTGAGATCAAATGTCCTTCATCGAGAAAGCACGTCGAATACATGCGCCAGAATAAGATTCCGAATGAGTACAAGCACCAGATCTTTCACTACTTCATCGTGATTGAAACATTGCAGTACCTTGATTTCGTTTCGTATGATCCGCGCTTTGATCAGAAAGATCTGCATGTTGTGAGAGTAACGCGTGAAGAGATACAAGAACAACTCAACGAGACGTTCGCTGAGTATATTAAATTTTTCAGTAAGTTGAGCAAATATGAAAAAGAGATCAAAGGACTTTGATGCAAGATGCTGGCACTTGGCAAAGCGTCACTTTATAGCAACAGAAAAATCGCACATCGTCAGAATGATTGAACGCGCGATTGAACTTTCAAATGAGCAAAATGAAGAAATGGATTCCTAAGAATTTGAAAGAACTTTCAAAACTGGCAACTGAGTTGAAAGCAGAGAAACATCCGGATTTTCCGCCTCATGCTTTAGTGAAGAAGAAGTTCAAAGACACAACTGCAAACGATCTGACGAAGACGATCATCTATGACATGTATCACATCAGAGAAGGATGTGCATATCGCATCAACAACGGTGCTGTCTACGACGTAAAGCGTCAAACGTATAGAAAAGGAGTTCAACGTAAAGGCGTCCCAGACATCATCGGAATCATCAACGGACGCTTCATAGGCATCGAAGTCAAGATAGGCAAAGACAGACAATCAGCAGATCAGAAAGAAGTCGAGAAAGAGATCAACGATTCTGGCGGTGTTTACTTCATCGCGAAATCGTATGACGACTATCTTGATAAGATCTCACAGATATGATTCACGATTCGCACAAATACGGGGCATTGACTGAACTGCGTTGTGCGGCTGAACTTATCAAACGAGATTGGCATGTTGCGTTTCCTTTCGTGAATCAGTCAGCAGTTGACTTGATCGCGTTTCGCGAATCGCGATTCATTACGATTCAAGTGAAGTCAGCGATGTTCTTGCGCTCTGGTCATGCGAGAATAACAACTGACTTCAGCAAATATGAAGATGTTGATTTCATTATTTGCTATGACGTACACAACAGACGCTGGTTCATTTTTGAATCGAAAGAACTTTTGCATTGTAAGAACGTCACTCTTTCGCCAAAATTACATATACGCAACTGCGACAACTGGTCTTTGATCAGATAAAAACCAAACAAAACAATGACAACAAAAGAAATTGCAAAGAAATATATTGCGAGTGGATTTTCGCCAATACCGATCATTGACGGTGAGAAACGTCCATCAATAAAGAACTGGCAACAATATGCTGAAGAGCCTATGGGTTTAGAAGAAGCGTCACGTCTGTTCAACAACACACAATCAATTGGTCTCGTCATGGGCTTCGACGGCATTCAATGTCTCGACATCGATTCAAAGCATTTCACTTCAGACGAGTACGAACGATTCTGTGATCATCTTGATGAAGAAGCATCTGATCTCAGATCAAAGATGATCGTGCAACGCACTCGCTCTGGTGGCTTTCACTGGATCTTCAAGTGTGATCAAATCGCGGGAAATCAAAAACTCGCAAGAAACAAGAAAGGCGAAGTCACGTTTGAAACACGCGGTCGTGGCGGACAGATCGTTGCTTTCCCTTCACAAGGCTACAAGATAGAAGGCAAGATCACGAACGTCACACGCATCTCTGAAGAAGAGCGTGACATTCTGTTCAGAGTTGCAAGACTCATGGATGAGGTGACGCCGATCGTTGTTCAAGAAGTTAAACTGCAAGGCGATCAACAGACAGATGATCATACACCGTGGGGCGAGTTCAGAGAGTCACACACTGCACTTGACATCATGCTTCAGAACTCGTGGACAATTGTAGGTGAGTCTTCAAAATATGTTTATTTGTTGCGCCCGGGCAACACAGAAAGCAAAACATCTGGCGTCATCTTTAAAGACAGCGGATTGTTCTGGCCGTTCACAACGTCGTCATCATTTCAAGCGGAGCAACCTTACGACTCGTTTCAATGTTATGCAGTATTGAATCACGACGGCAATTTTCATGACGCTTCTGTTGAGATAGCAAAACTCGGTTATGGTAAAAAATATGAAGTACACGATGATGAGTCATTTTTTGATATTGAAGAAAGCACTGAAGAAGAGATTGATGAAATGCATCAACGTCTTCTTGACACAGAAGTTGATTCAACGATTGTTGTTGAGCAACCAGAGAAGTGTATTGATATCGTCATCAATCAACAATCATACATCTTCGGCACACTCGGCAACTTTTCTCTCATACAAGGAAAAGCAAAATCTCGCAAGTCATACTTCATCAGCGCACTTGCATCTGCTGGTCTATCAACTCAAGACGTTGCATCAACATTCAGAGGCTACATCGATGACAAGATCGTCGTCTACGTGGACACAGAACAAGGTGACTATCATGCACAGCGTGTTAAGAAAAGGATCTTGCAACAAGCACAACATGCAACAAACATCAACAATGATCGACTCAGATACTTCAAGTTCAGATCGCTGGACTCAAACAAAGAGCGACTCAAGTTTGTCGAGTTCATCATTCAAACAATCGACAACATTGGACTTCTGATCATTGACGGAATCGCTGACATCGCATCAAAAGGTGTTAACGATGAAGAAGAAGCAACAAAGATCGCGTCATCGCTCTTGAAAT